GCTACATCACTTACGTCTAATAACGTCTTGCTAGGCAACGGAACCTCTGCACCACAAACAGTAGCCCCCGGCACCTCGGGTAACGTCCTCACCTCTAACGGCTCAACGTGGCAATCAACCGCACCTTCTGCCGGTGGGGGAACTAGGATATATATAACGTCCGTGACCCTTGGCTCTGCTGCGGCGACAATAACCATAGACAACGCTGCGTTTGGTAGCTCTACATACGACTACCTAATACTTGAGGCGAAAGACCTTAAAAATACGGGCGGTGGGTCAACTCAAATTAAGTTTAACTACCGTAGTGGGGGGTCAAACCAAACAGCAAGCAACTACGATGGGAGTTATTTTTGGGTTGACACTAGCTTAGCCAATAGCATTTACGCCAATCTGGCTTACGGCTTACTCTCCGGTGTTAATTATTTTACAAATTACGAAGCTTACCTCCAGATGGATATATACCACCAATCAACGGGGTTCCCAATGATTAGTAGGGGCGGAAGTTTTACGTCAACGGGCGTTGCGACTCAGCAGTGGTTCCATACCAGTTCGTATGATGCAGGAATTGGGAGTATTGGAGGCATCCAAATTGCGACCACTAACGGATACAACTTTGCCGCAGGCAGTAAACTCACACTTTACGGCGTTAAAAATTCATAGGACTAGACCATGACACGTTATCACGCAACACCAGAAGGCAACGTCCCCTTTAGTCCTGAAGAAGAAGCGGAGTGGGACGCACAGGTAGCCGAATACGAAGCAGGCGCAGACGCCCGCGCAGCGGAAGCAATTAGAACCAAACGCGACAAGCTACTAGCTGAAACTGATTGGGTGACTGTAAAAGCAGTAGATCAGAACGCCCAAGATAGCTTAGGTATTCAAGTACCGCAGGTGTGGTTAGACTACCGCCAAGCGCTTAGGGACATCACCGAGCAGGCAGGGTTTCCAAACGAAGTTACTTGGCCTGTAGCACCGTAATAGTTAAGCGGTAGGAGTACCCATGAGATGACCGAGTTAGAGCTAGAAGCGATGATACAGCGTGCTGCGGAAGCGGGGGCTAAAAAAGCCTTACGTGACGTGGGTTTACAAGACGACGACGCTGTTCATGACATGCGTGAGATACGCGACCTTCTAGACTCTTGGCGCTCGGCCAAACGTACTGCGGGTAGGACATTAGTCCAGACGTTTACTACTTTATTCCTCGGCGCACTTATTGCGGGTTCGTACTTTAAATTTACGGGGAAAAACTAGCTATGCTTAAAAAAGCCAAAGCGGCGTACACCCTACTGCAAAAAGGCAAGGTAGTATCCGACCCCGCTAAGTGGAAAGCAAGGCAGATTACGGCTACTATGCTCACTGGCGCGGTTTGGGCGGCGATACAGGCTGCGGAGGCTTTCGGCTATGCCATCCCCATTGACGAGGCTACTGTGGACTCTGTTGCTATTGGCGTGCTTGCTGCTGTTAACTGGGTGCTCACATTATCAACATCTGAGAAAATCGGGTTGCAGTCTCGGGGTTAAGCCCGTCATGGTCAATCCTCACTGGGTACATACGGTGCCTAACATTTATGGCGTTGAAGCCATCCTGCTAACTATGGAGTGTAAAGTATAATGGGTAAATTAAAGATTGCCTTTGAAATTGCTAGGTTTGTTCTTTTCCTTGTTACGTCGGTAAAAGACTTGGTCCTCCAAGCAGAAGAGCAAATGCCCGAAAGCGGCAGGGGTTCAGATAAGTTTGCAGCGGTAAAGCAAGCGGTTATTACTGCCGCTAAGTATGCCGATATTGGCGGCGACGCCATCGAGAAGGTAGATAGCTTTATTGACGACAAGATTAACGAGACAGTCAAAGAGACTGTTAACGCCCCTAAATAAGGGATTGCCGTGGGCAAGTTTAAGTACTTCTCGGTTAGTGAGTTTGCTTGTACGCATACAGGTAAGAACTTTATTGAGCAAGACCTTATATTCAAGCTAGACGAGCTGCGTGGTCTTTGTGGGTTTCCGTTTGTTATAACCAGTGGGTACCGAGACCCCAGTCACCCAGAAGAAGCACGTAAAACGAAGCCCGGTGTACACGCCCAAGGCATAGCCGCCGATATAAAGGTAGCTAACGGGGCACAACGCGCATTAGTGGTTAAACATGCGTTAGAATTGGGCTTTAACGGTATTGGAGTGGCTAAGACCTTCGTACACGTTGACACCCGCCCAAGCACCCTTGTTATGTGGACCTACTGATGCCCTTACAGAAACTACAGTTTAAGCCCGGAGTTGACCGCGAGAATACGCGCTACGCAGCCGAAGGCGGTTGGTACGAGACCAACAAAGTGCGGTTCAGACGGGGTATGCCTCAGAAGATCGGTGGGTGGGTGCGCCTATCTAACCAAACTTTTCTTGGCGTATGCCGCTCTATGCTCAACTGGGTTACTCTCCAAGGGCAGAATCTTGTTTCTGTAGGCACTAACCTCAAGTATTACATCGAGCGTGGTGGGGCTTACTTAGACATTACGCCTATTCGTTTAACTACAGCCGCAGGCGATGTTACTTTTACCGCTTCTACGGGCCTTCCTCTTTTACAAGTAACCGACGTAGATCATGGCGCCTTAGTTAATGATTTTGTTACGTTTTCCGGTGCAGTTTCTCTAGGCGGTAACATTACTGCTGACGTGCTTAACCAAGAGTACCAAGTCTTTAGCGTCATAGACGACGACAATTACACTATACTAGCCGCTGTTTCTGCTAACGCATCTGACACAGGTAATGGCGGGGCTAGCACCGTAGGGGCCTATCAAATCCCTGTAGGTAACGAGATTGCTGTCCCTTTTTCTGGTTGGTCTGCTGGTACTTGGGGTGCAGGAACTTGGGGGCTTGGCGATACGACCGTGTCTCCTATTCGTTTGTGGAGTCAGGCTAACTTCGGTGAGGACCTGTTCTTTACTTACCGTGGCGGGGAACTTTTCTACTGGGATGCAAGCAACGGGGTTACTACCCGTGCGGTCTATGTGTCTTCGCTTGGCGGTGCGTCAGACGTTCCTACTATAGTTAACAAGGCATTCGTGTCGGACATCTTCCGGTTTGCGTTTTGCTTTGGTGCGAACGATCTGGGTACTAGCGTGCTTGATCCTATGCTTATCCGTTGGTCTGACCAAGAAGACGTAGCTAACTGGACGCCTGAAGCCACTAACCAAGCAGGTAGCTTGCGCCTCTCCCGAGGCAGTGAAATTATTACCGCTATCCAAGCCCGTCAGGAAGTTCTGGTTTGGACTGATACCGCTGTTTACGGTTTGCAGTACTTAGGTGCTCCAGAGGTTTGGGGTGCGCAGCTACTTGGTGACAACATCACCATAGCAAGTCCTAACGCGGCGGTATATTCCGGCAACATCGCTTACTGGATGGGTACCGATAAGTTTTATCTCTACGACGGTACGGTTAAGACGCTGCCTTGTGCGGTGCGCAGTTATGTGTTTAACGACTTTAACTACTCTCAGTATGACCAAGTAGTTGCAGGTACTAACGAGCGGTTCGACGAGATTTGGTGGTTCTACTGCTCTGAAAACTCTACCCAGAACGACCGCTACGTGGTCTATAACTACCTGCAAGACATTTGGTATTACGGCACTCTATCGCGCAGTGCTTGGATCGACGCTGATCTGAGAGAAAACCCCATGGCGGCTACGTACAGCAACAACTTGGTTACTCACGAAGTGGGCTACGATTGCCAAGAAACTACGACTACATTCCCGATTACAGCTACGCTAGTATCCTCTGAGTTTGACTTGGACGACGGCGATAAGTTTATGTTTGTTAAAAGAATGTTACCTGACGTAACGTTTGACGGGTCTACCGCTGATAATCCTTCGGCTACTATGACTCTATCTCCGTTGGAGAACTCCGGTTCTGGGTACAACAACCCGCTATCGGAAGGGGGTAACAGCAGCGCTACGGTAACTCGCTCGGCTACAGTGCCTATTGAGCAGTTTACAGGGCAGGTCTTTGTGCGAGTACGTGGTAGGCAGATGGCGTTTAAGATTGAGTCTACTGAGTTAGGTGTGGCTTGGAAGCTAGGTATACCCCGTCTGGATATGCGGCCCGACGGTAGGAGAGGCTAGTGGCTAAGCGGCTAGTACAGAAAGTTCAACCGCCCGCGCTTCCGATACCCAAGGAGAGTCCGCTTAAGCAGTATCTGGACGACCTGAACAACATCTTGCGTCTGTTTTTTAACCTGCTAGCTAACGCAGTAAACAGCGTATTTGGGGAGTTAGGGGGCCGGTTCATTGACGTGCCCAATGCGTTATACTTCTCCACAGTAGACCAGTCCATAGCGGTAGCAGACACGGCACAGCCGGTTACGTTTAACCAGACATACTTGGAAAGCGGGTTTGTGTTAAATGGGGGTACGAACAGCGAGATAACTGCCGTATACGATGGGGTTTATAACTTTCAGTTTATCGGGCAAATATCTAGCGGTTCGGGTTCTAACAAAAACGTATTCCTTTGGATTTCAAGAAACGGTACTGACTTGGGTTACACAGCAAGAGAATTTTCGTTGGCGGGTTCCGGGGATATAAAGGAAATAATCTGGAACTTCAACTTGGATTTGGCAGCGGGCGAGTACGTTGAGATGCAGTTAGCAGCAGACGATACAAACGTTACTTTAGAGGCCGTAGCCCCCGCAACCCCGCATCCGGGCGTAACATCTGCTGTAGTAACAATTAACTTTATTTCGGCGCTACCTGAAACGCGCCCAACACCTCCGTAGGTTAGATATGGGTGACATAACAGAGATTTTAATAAAGGATAAAAAACCGGAAACTTTTTCTGGGGGCTTGTATGGCAATGCGGCTGCCGGACTCGGTGGTGGTGGGATACGCGGAGCGGGGGTGGGGGGCAACTCTACATTCTTCCAAGACCTAGTAAACTTAGACGCTAAAGAAGACGCTGAAGACGAAGAGCTATTCAGGATGCTGGGTGTTAATAGCAGTGTCCCTACGCCAGAGTTTCCCACTAAAAAAGAACTACAAGAATATGCCGCCCAAGAGTATGTAGACGCAGTAGCCCGCTACATGAACCCTAACGATTATGGTGTTACTCAAAGCGAAGCCAAACAAATATTAGACGGTACAAAAGCCAAACTTGTTGAGCTAGATGTCCCACGCAGCACAATAGAAAGCGCCACAAACTATTATTTTCAAGAAGGTATAGATACCGCAAGCGGTATTTCCGATGTTATGGGGCCTAGTATATCCGGGGCTATAGATCAGGGTATTGAAAAGGGTTCTGAGCTTTTTGGTCTTGGTGCGGAAGGGCTAGCTAGTCTTATTGGTGCAGATAAAGCGCTATCCAGTGCCCTACTAAATTTACCTAAGCCGGGCATTACGTTTGTATTTGACGAGAGCGGTAAAAAAACTCCTATCATTACTGGGCAAACCTCTGGCGGTACTCAGGTAGGTGTTAATGCTAATGACCCTTACGGCATCGCTGACATAATTGGCGGTATAAGAACAGGCGACCTTGATATATATGACGTTATCGGTGCAGGGGGAAAGGTACTAACTGGGGGAAATGCGGCTAGTAGTTTGACCAACGATAAGGACAATACTAACAAGACAGGCGTAGATACCGGAGTAATTATAGACCCGAATAAAATACCTGCGGGTGCTGCGGGGCTGCCTAAAGACAAAGGCGCAGGTTTCAGCCTTAGCGATAAAACCCCAACACTAAAGCTACCCGAGTCTCCAACGAATAGAACTCCGACACTTACGCTGCCTGATTTCCCTACACTAAGTTTGCCTAGCGACAGGACACTTACGCTGCCTGAATTTGACCCGCTAGAAACAGAGCGAGTACCTACTTCTACCACCACTCCTGCTTCTACTGTTACTCCTGCGGATAAAATTCCCGGTGGTGGTGGTGGCGGTGGCGGTGGCGGTGGTGGTAGCGGCCTACCTCAACCAAGTGCTAGCCCTACGGGCGGTATGCGCGGTGTAGCTACGGAACAAGCCGGTGTTGCTGATATAACACTTATGTACGACCCAAGCCTGTCTTTTGCTGAAAATATGGAACGTATGCTGGGTAAAAAGAAAAACAAACAAGCTGACGCAGTAGATAGCGCCCTTATGTACGGTGGTGGTATAGTACAACCCACTGATTTAAATGACGAATTATTAAGAATTATAGGGGGTCGCTAGCTATGTCTTGGTTTACAGACAAAATTAAAGAGCGTTATATGGGTGCTGACGGCCTTGATTTAGGCAACATAGCCCAAGACGTAGGCGTTGCTGGCGCACTCTACGGCTTAATAAACCCTAATGATTCCAGTGGGATAGCTAAATTCCTTGGTACGGGCGGCCAGCAACCTCCTGTGGGCTACACGGGTGGGATACCTAACTACACTGCTACTAGGGAACTAGCCCCTAACGCTTTTGCTTCTACTTATACTACGCCCACTGGAGAAGTTGCCCCTCGTAGGCCCGGTATGGCAGGGCGTAGGTATTTTACCGATACGCAATTTACTCAAGATACTGCCACGCCTTTTATGGGTATTACCGCCGAGCAAATAGCTGCCCAAAACCAAGCCGCTATAGACGACCAAGCGCTTTTTGAAAGTCTATTAGGTGGAGCGGCAACTCAACGCGAAACAACAGCAGCAGAACAAGCGGCGGCGGAACAAGCGACTACTGACACAACCGGTACAGACGACATAGCCGCTACAGACGACACAGCCGTTACAGACGACACAGCCGTTACAGACGACACAACCGTCACTTTAGAGTCTTTGTTCCAAGGTATTGACGCTAGCGATGGGTTTGACGAAACAGAAATAGGGCGTGTTGCAGATCTTATGAATAAAGACTACACCGATGCGGGTCAGGTTGGTAAGTTTTTTGGCATTGATACGGACGACGTAAACACAGCTCTTACCGACTACAACACCCGTACTGATTTAATAAAAGACCTGGGTTTAACTGAAGGGCAACAAGAGCTTACTTTTGACCAGCTAAACAAACTTGGCGCTAGTGGGTTAGAAACCCAGTATTTAGCGGATACTTTTGGGGTAGACGCTGATGCTCTACAACGTGCTATTGAAGGGGCTGGTACTATTACCGGCTTAGATTCTGCTAACGGTTTGAGCTTAGATCAGCAGGGTACAATAGCAGGCTTGTTAGAGTCCGGTGACGTTTCAGTAAACAATGTTGCCAAGTTATACGGTATCTCTCCAGACGAAGTCCAATCTGGATATAGTAACTACAAGGACACTGTGGCTCAGAATGCGGTTAACGAAACAATTGACAGTGGAGACTTTGACGCCATTGCAGAGTTAGTTACTTCGGATAAAGCCGGTATTAGTGATGTAGCAAGCAGGCAGGGTACTGAAGGTATGGACGTTGTAGAAGAACTACTACGTGGTGGTTATGAAACTCCAGCAGAAATGGCAGCACGTTTAGCTCCTGCGAACGAGGGACTTACTGAAGTTGACCTTGTTGTTAACTTACTGAATACGGGTCGGGCGAAGCCAGAAGAAGTAGCCTCATACTACAGAGAAACAGACCCTGAGCAGTTTGCGGACTTAACCGCGCAAGATGTAGAGCAATACTTAGTTGACATAAATGAGCAAAAAACTACCGCTTACCTTAAGGGGTTATCTGATGAAGAAGTAGGAGCGTTGATAAACTCAGGTGAGCTAGAGATAGGGGAAGCAGTAAAGTTTTATCAAGACAGATACCCCGGTCTTACCTTAGCAGACGCGGAAGCGTCCATGAAAGCTATGGGATATGCCCAAGGCGGTAATGTAAACGGGTACTACTTAGGGGGTCCAACAGATGGTATGGCGGACCAAATTCCTGCTACAATCAACAACATGCAGCCAGCAGCGCTAAGTGACGGGGAGTTTGTAATTCCTGCCGATGTAGTAAGCCACTTAGGTAACGGCAACTCCGACTCAGGAGCGAAAGAATTATACGGGATGATGGACCGGATACGTAAAGATCGTACTGGTACTACCAAACAAGGGCGTCAAATTGACCCCAACAAATACTTAGCATAGGTAAAAAACGATGCCTACTTTCACAGCAGAAGAATCCTCATTATCCAGTTGGGCTGGCCCCTATGTAACCGAGATGCTAGGTAGAGGCCAAGCGCTAGCAGGGCTACCGTATCAACCCTACATGGGTCCGCTTACTGCGGGGCAATCTACCCTTCAAGACACTGCGTTTCAAGGCTTGGCGGGTCTTAATATACCTACTAACCAGCAGATGACGTACAACCCTCAGTCTTTTACAGGCATGGCGCCAACCGCTCCAACAGCACAACAGCCTATGGCCTCGGTAGCAGTAGACGATTTTGGACTAACTTTTACTCCAGAACAACAGCGCTTACGAAATCAACGACGCGAGGCAGCTGGACCGGGTCCAACGACTGCTGACCTATTCAAAGCGCTGGGTATGGCTCCTCCAACAGCACAACAAGGGCAGATGCCTTCTTCAATTTTTGAAGGTCTGGGTGGTACTGCAAGCGGTGCAGCACTGGATAGCAGCCTAGCCGTACAAAGAGACATACCCTATTACATGGCCGACCATTTTGGTTCTAGCGGGACGAATACTGTTGAAGACCAAGCTACGGCTAGAGAAATGGGGATGACACCTCTTCAGTATGCTCAAGCTGGGGGCATGGGAGCTAATGTAGACCAAAGAGCCGTGCAAGCAGCAGCCCAACAGCCCATGCAACAAAGCCCTATCGAGCAGTATATGTCTCCCTACTTACAGGGTGCGCTTGATCCACAGTATGCAGCGGCGCAGCGACAAGCGGACATATCCGCCCAAAACCTCCAGAGCCAGTTCGGTAAGGCAGGTGCCTACGGTGGTTCACGTCAAGGTGTTGCAGAAGCTGAATTACAGCGCGGCCTACTAGATCGCATGGCAGGTATTACAGGTACAGGCTACCAACAAGCGTTTGAACAAGCCCAGCGACAGTTTAATACCGAGCAAGATCGCCAAATGCAAGCGGCAAACCAAGCTCAACGCTACGGCTTAGATGTACTACGTGAGCAGCAAGCGGGTGGTGCAACCCAAAGGGGTATTGAAAGCCAAGGTATTGCAGCAGACATTGCGCAGTTCGAGCAAGAACGAGACTACGATAAGAACAACACACTCTTTATGCAGTCTTTGTTACAGGGGCTACCGCTTGAAACTCAAAGCTATTCTTATGTAGAGCCTAGTGGTCTACAGACTTTGGCGGGTGGTGCGAGTGATGTACAAAGCATTCTTGATTTGCTGAGTCGACCTAATAGCTCCGCAGCGGGTGGTACAGCAGCTACCCCGCAATACGACATGAACGCATTGGCGAACTACAAAGCAAGCTACATGGCCTCCGGTATGGACGAACAAGCCGCTACTACACAAGCCATGAAAGACATAGGCATGATTTCCTAGGAGCATAAAATGAACGGAATACAATCTCTAATGCAAGGTGCTCCTACACAGCGACCCCAGCAACCACAACCCCAGCAGCCTCTGCAAGCACCTGCTCCCGCACAAAATGATCCTCGTATGGCGGCAGCTATGAACGTGGTAGAAAACGACGTGCCTGAACCCTTAAAGGAGTTCGTCGATAAAAACGATTTTGCCCAAAAAGCTATAGCTCTACTACAATCCGCAGGTGGACAAGCTGCAATGGACCAAACACCAGCTAAACCCCCTACAGTAAAACAAAAGGTGGATCAACAGGCTATGGAAGGTGTTGCAGGGTTACTACAGCGTCTGGCTCCGGGTATGCAACAGCGTGGACGACAAGTTCAAAGCCAGCAAGCGCGTCAAATGCTCGGTGGCGGTATGCCCGGTATGCCCGCTCCTAATATGCAGCGTATGGCTATGGGCGGTATCGTCGGTTATGCCGGTCCCGATGGGTCTAAAGTCGAAGCTATGGCACCGCAAACGCCTATGGCTGGGCAAACCCAAAACCCAAGCCCCGGCTATTTAGACCCAGAGGTTGCTACATTCTTACGTGAGCTAGAGGAGTTAAACAAACAACTAGACGCTGCATTCCCACAGGAAAAAGACCTGTTTGAGCAAAAAATTACTGACCTCTTAAATACAACTAGCCCACGCGTTAAGCGCATTGCTTCCGATTCGCAGTTTGGCTTACCTAAAAAAGATGGTATGGCTAGGGGCGGTATTGTCGGGTACGCTGGACCTACTGGGTCTTTAGTAGGAGGAATGAGTGCCGATGAGGACTTCACTAACTCTAACCTTTATATGCCTAACGAGCTAGCTGGTAGCGAGGACGAAGACATACTCCGTCGCGCAAGGGAACAAATGAATCGAGACCCTGAAGCTGAAGCCCTTGCAGCCGGTGAACGTTTAAGGGGGTTAATCGGTGCCGATGAGTTGATGGCACAACGTGCAGAGAAACAAGCCGCTTTAGACGCTCAAAGAGAAGCTATGTTCAGCCCCGAAGAAACCCGTAGGCGTAGAATTAGTGCCGGTCTTGCAGGTCTTGCAGAAAGAGGTTTAGGTGGTTTTGGTGCAGGTGATACTGCCGAGCGGGATAAGATTTCTGCCGAACGGATTGCATCTTCAGAAGCCTCTGTTGCTAACATGGACAAGCTAATTGGTGAACTACGTGAGCTTGGTATGAGTCAGTTTGACGCGGAAAAACAAGCGCGTGAAATGGTGCAAAAAGCTACAGAACAAGGTGCGTCTACCTCTCAAGCAATTGTAGACTCAAGGCGACGTGCGCAAGACGCAGCAGCTAATCGCGCTACTCAAGAACGCGGACAAGACATTACGCGGGAAGTGGGGCTAGCGCAGGTTTCTAAACCCACCGACTTTATGAACGAAATACAAATACGAGTAAATGCGTTGCAAAACGATAATCCCGGTCTGTCTGACGTTGAAGCTAAACAGCAAGCACTGGAGGAGCGTATAGAAGCTCAGGCTAAAGCGCAGTTGGCGGCGAATGGCGTACGGGCTGAAACACTAGAGCTAGAAAGACTTAAAGCGGCGTACAGTATGGCAGCAAGCAGGTTGGGAAACAGTCCTTTGGCAACGACGGACCCCGAGGCGTACCGCAGAGCTTTTGACGAAGAAGTTAAAAATATTACTGCTCAGTTTATGCCGCCTTCTGGAGGAAATACCGGGGCGGGTGTACCTGTGCCCTCCAGTGCAAATGACCTTGTAGTCGGCACAGTGTATAACACCGCTAGAGGCCCTGCAACTTGGAACGGTACAAGCTTTATACCTGTTAATTAAATAGTAGGAACCGTTAATGGCTGATAACAATTTAAAAGGGTTTTCTTTTGAGGAGGCCCTAGGGCCTGTACCTACAACGAAACCTACTGGTTTTTCTTTTGAAGAAGCTCTTACTCCTGCGCCTGAACCTACTGGTTTTTCTTTTGAAGAAGCCCTAGGGGTTGCTCCTGAACCTGCACCCGAGGACACTGGGTTTTTCTCTGAGTTGGGTAAAGGGTTTCAGGGGTTTGAGTTCGGTACAGTTGCTCCTAAGATTGGCCTGCAAGCTGACTCCGGCATTGTTGCAAAAGGCCGTCAATACCTAGGTGCCTACACTCAGTTAGAGCAAGGTGCTACCGCAGAGGACATAGCGTCAGCTTCGGAAGGAGCGCTTAACCTAGAACAACTCCAACGTTACCAAGAAGGTACCGAAGAAGAACGCCAAAAACTCCGTGAGTTTAGTGAAACTACCGGCGGCCAAGCAACAACCCGCACCCTAGATAGACTCGGCGCCCTTGCTGAGTCTGAAGCCCGCACCCGAGAATTTGCCCCTGCCGTAGCCGGAATAACCGACGTAAAAAGTTTAGCAGACTTTAGAGATTGGTTGGGCTACTCCATAGGCGCAGGAAGTAAACAAATACTCCCCATAATGGGTGCAGGTCTTGTGGCAGGTGCTCCCGGCGCTTTAGGTGTGGGTACTTCCCTTGCTGCTGGGGAAACTATAGGTAACCGTCTGAATTTTATACAAGACGTAGTAAAAGACTTGCCTCCTGAAGAACAAGCTATAGCAATTGCTGAGTACTTAGAAAAAACTGGAGACACTACAACTATAGTTGCCCTTACCTCGGGTTCGTTAGACCTAGCCGGTCCTGTCGGCAGTTTGCTAAGAAGGCGACTTACTAAGGATTTAGGTAAAGAGGTCGTAGAGCGCACAGGTTTAGACATACTGAAAGGTATTCCGAAAGAACTTGGCAAAGACATGCTGGAAGAAGGGATTACTGGTGCGCTACAAGAAACTACCCAACTTGCCGGTAAACGTGCAACTGGTGAACAAACCGGCGATTTAATTACTAAAGAAAATATTAAAGACATCGTAGACGCAGCGGCGGCGGAAGCGGCGGGCGGTATTGCAGGTACTTCTATAAACGTAGGTGCGGATGTTTTAAGGCAAAGAGCTATAAAGGCTAGGCGCCGCAATGCGGACCAACCTAGAACTAGACCGGAATGGACCCCGGTTGTAAGTGCTTATGCCAATATGGACATGGGTAAGTCGGAAGAAGAAATTTATACAAGGGTCGGTGAAGTTATAGCTGACTTTGGTAACGAAGCTGCCACAGCGTACCTTAGTCAAGTTTATGGTGTAGAGTACACGCCGCCTGCGGAACAAGAAGTAGAAGTGTTAAAAGGGCCGGGTCAAATAGACTCTGAACCCGTTGAGCTTGTTTCACAAGTATTGGACGACGTAGAAAACTCCGAATGGTTAGCAGACTTAGATAGCGAACGAGAAGCAACATTACAATCTGCGGCGGAATTAGAGGAAGTAGGTGCAGAAGAAGTAGAAGCAGCAAGCATAGCTACTGTGCCGGCTGATGATATGTTTGGTTTTGATGCTCCAGCGGCTACGCAAGACACTGGGTTTGAGCCTACCCGCAACAGACTAATGGCGCAACTAAACCAAACCGGAGCGCAAGAATTAGACTTTATGCTGAGAGAAGCAGGTCTCCAAGTAACGGGCGCAAAAGAGCAAAAGATAGAAAGGCTTATTGCTGCTCGGGAAGCGTTTGACCTACTTACTGAAAACGGCGAAAAGAAATATGAAAGCGCTGTTCAAATTAGCCAAGCTATCCAATCTGGTGAAATTAACGCTGAGGACGCAGCTAGACTAGTTAACGCTATTTCTGTGGGTCAAAAAAGTAGAACTAGCTATGTAGCAGCCGACACCAATGCTAACGCTCTAGCTGCGCTTATAGGTAGATTAAAGCCGTCTTTAGCAATTCCATTCCGCACTGAGGCAGAAGAATCCGCTTTTCAAGCAGGGCGAGAGCCTGCACCTGTAGCACCGGGTGAAGAAGCGGCTACGGCTAGAGCGAGAGAAAACGAGTTTTTTGAAAACAGCAGACTAGAATTCCTGCAATTCTGGGAGCAAGCAACGCCGTCAGATAGACTCGAATTACTCCAAGCCGCAGGTGCTGAAGGGGATACAGCGGGTAAAACTAGTAGACGAGTAAACGCCAAAACCATAGATGCACTACCAAACGAAAGTAAAGTATTACTGCGCGAGTGGGCACCTGACAACTGG